GTTGCCATTCAGTATACGGTCTTAAAATCGTATGAGGAAGTCAACTTTTTAGATACGAGCACAGGAATCTTCCTAACTCGATTATGTAGGCAGTTTGGAGTTGAACGCTTGCCAGCCACGGCGTCAGTTCGATTGGTTCAATTCAAACAGGAAATCCCACTTGGAACCCGTTTCAGCGTGGTTAATAGTGAGTATAATTTCCGTGTTTTGGAACGCCGCTCTGGATTTGAGTATAGTGTAGTAGCTGAACAAGTCGGAAATGCACCTAACTATGTAAGGGGTCAACTCATTAATATTGATGTGTTGAATGGTTTTAAAGGGGCAGAAATCGGATCTGTTATCGTCGTAGGCGAAGATGAAGAGACGGATAAACAACTCCGTAAACGGACCATTGAGTATCTGAAAACACCGACTTTGAACGGAAACATTGCCCAATACAAGAAATGGGCCAGCGAGTTTGTTGGTGTTGGTTCAGCTTTGGTAGAGCCACTCTGGAAAGGCGAAAATACAGTACGTGTATCTATTACAGATGCTGACGGTAATGAAGCGAGTGCAGAGCTGGTAAATAAGTTCAAGAATTACTTAGATCCTGAACCGAGTGGCCACGGATTAGGCGTTGCTCCGATCGGTGCTTATGTGACTGTTCAATCTGTAAGTGGCTACAATGTTCGTATTGCTGCAACTATCAAGATTGATGAAGATGTAGATATTGAAACAATCAAGAATGAGGCGAAAGTTCAACTCATTAAATACTTACGTGAAGAAGCATTTGAAGAGAAAGAGGTTCGAAACTACAAAGTTGCCACAATCATTGACAGAATTAACGGGGTTCGAGATGTGGACCGTATTTTGTTGAATGATAGGGAACAAAGTATTGAACTTTCTACCAACATGCTTCCTAAACTAGCGGAGGTAACCATCAATGTCACAAGTTAGATATCGTATGTTATCGGCTTTGCCAGAGGTCTTAGATCCAACCATTAATGATTTGTTTGAAACTGAAATTCCAGAACTGGAATTGATTACAGACTTAATCTTTGATACCAGACGATTGATGTTGTTGCCAGAAGCGACGGAAGACTGGATTACCCGTTGGGAAAAGGCCCTTCAGGTAAAACCGAAAACAATTGATTTGGAAGAACGAAGGCGGTATCTAATCACATTAATTTCTTCCAAAATCAAAATTAACTCAGTGAGTTTACAAAAAATTACAAAGAGCTTTACGAATGTCAACAACTTAGTAACGGTAAAGGGTTCAGCGGTACATATCCGATTTTTAGGAGAACTGCCGACGGCGTATTTGAATCGTTTTTTAAAGTATGTGCGCGAGTTGATTCCTGCTCACTTAGGAATCCAATTCTCGGTTGAGGCGCCAATGATGAACGTGATTTATATTAGCGCTCATACATTCAGAGACATTCGTTCGGTTCGATTTGAATAGGAGGAAATAAATGGGATATTTTATCCAGCCTATTGTGACCGATAAAGCAATCAGCGAAACGGCCCTAGCAATTCAAAATAGAGAACCACTTGTTTTCACTCGAATAGCTTTGGGTAGCGGACGGCATCGGACTGATATTGGTAAGAAAAACAATATCGTACAAGTTGTTCATTCTTTGCAGGTGGCGCAGTCTTTATCAACTGATGTAGCTGATACGATTCGTCTTACAGCTCGGTTTGATAATTCACAAATTGAACGTGAAATGGTTGTCAATGAAATCGGTGTGTTTGCAAAACGTGGAAATCATGAAGAGTTCATGTATATGTATACCTGGGCAGAGCAGGGAGATGTGATTCCTCCTAAAACATCTGCTTATGTATATCGAGACTATGATTTCAATACAACTATCAGCAAGAATAGTCAGATTACCATTCAATACAATGCGACTAACTTGGTTTATGCGACTGTTCCTGAATTGAAGGCGACAGAAAGAAAGCTACAAACTAGCATTGATAATCATATTAGAGATGCTCCGCGTCATGTTTCTGACCAGGAACGAATACGTTGGAATGGGAAAGCCGACGCAACCCATCGTCATAGGGTATCTGACATCGACGGTCTGCCTGAAAAAATTGACGAGTTCACTAGAAGCAAGGCTGAAAAGGTTGACCTAACTGGTCACATCAACAACCGAAACAACCCACACAATGTGACGAAACAACAAGTAGGACTAGGGAATGTTACTAACGTGGAACAGGCCAGTAAGCAAGATCTTAACAATCACGCAACTAATCGCAACAATCCGCATGGAGTGACGAAATCCCAAGTTGGTCTGGGTAACGTAGATAACGTCAGACAAGCAAGCTATGAGTCTGTGGAGGCTTTGAAGCGTGAGTTTCAGGAACACGAAGATAGACTAAACGCTATCGAGTACATGTTCTTGCAGAATGACTTCACTGCTCCGATTCGTACCGAAGATGGTATAGAACATACCTTACTTGCTGATGAAAACGGTCATGTGATTGTCGCTGATTGGAAATATAGAATGGAGGTATAACATGGCAGTAATTAGTACACAGACACGAAAAGTAACTGATTTGCCACAGGCTAGTCAGGTCAACAACTCGGACAACATCATGATCCATGATGGTCGTGGGTTGAAGAAAGTGTCTGTGCAGACTTTTAAAAACGGAGTGAGTCCAACTCCCTCAACCGCAACAGCTGGTTCAAACGGAGTTGTCAGACCTGATAATTCAACGATTACAGTCGATAGTTCGGGTGTTTTGCGAGTAAACAGGTCAGCGCTTGGGATTCCAAGTACACCGTCCGAAGTAGTTGCTCACAAGCTGATTAACCAAAACGGAAATCAGCAAATGAAGTACTGGTATGGGTCTAAAACACAATATAATGCAATCAGTACAAAAGACCCCAACACGATCTATGATGTGTATGAGTAGGTGACGTTATGGCTACAAGAGAAGGAATCTATGTCGGAGGACATGAGATTGTAGAGCGATATGTTGGCTCAAGATTGGTGTGGGAGAAGTCGATGTTTGTAAAACAAATAGACGTCTCAGAAGAAATTTCGGTTAGCGGTGGCGGAGAATTAACTATTTCTTTGATAGTGGAACGGAATGAATATAGAAATACTGGTCGTTGGGGCAATGGTAAGTTAATCATTGCAGGTCGAACAATATTAATCAAGTCAGCGACAGCGGAAATTTATACTGATAGTTGGAACAGCAGGTCTTACTACAAAGTTACTTTAGAGTTTTACAATCAGCCAGATAAAACTTATTTTTTGTCTAGTCGTAATAATCGTTTTCAATTTTATTCTAAAAAGGAAAAGAGGTAATTTAACATGGAATTTGTATTAGTAAATAAATTTTATAGAGTTGGCAAGACGGAAGTCTCTATTCAATGTGACAAGCCGCTTACTTTCTTCACTCGTGAGTTGGAGGGTGACCACTTGGGTGATACGGATGAAATGCTCATTGAGGCAGTCAAAGAGATTCTACGAACTGAGTTAGACCCTACAAGTGCGATTGTTAAGAACCAAGAACAATTGGCCAAAACGACTGCAGCACTTGAACAAGCCAACCAGCTTATGGAAGGCATGCAGAAGGTCAGCTTGCATAATGCTGACGATATCGAGGAAATCTTTGCACGTTTGGAAGTGCTTGAGAAACACAATGGAATTGATCATGAGCATGAGAACGAAGCGGAGGGACATGAAGAAGCACCACACGTTTCCGAGACACAACCTGCAGAACCTGCTCCAGTAACCTCACCAGTTCAACCAGAACCCCAAACAGCTACAGAAGTAGCCACAAACGGAGTTCCTAATGTGGTCGTATCTGAACCAGCACCAGCGCAACCAACTACTGAACAACCAGTAGCAGAAGCACCTACACAACCTGCACCAGCAGTAGAACAACCAACAGAAAGCGAGACAGAACATGAAATTCCTACACCGACAAGCGAAGCGAGCGCTAGTGAAAACAATGGAGGTAGCAACAATGAGTAAAATTACATTAGACCAAGCTAAAATCGACATGTACATTAACTTGCTGAAACGTGAAGCGATTGACTTTTCATTTGTCAATAAACGCTTCAAAGACCGTGTACGCAAAGAATTGGAACGCCTTGGCTTGAGCCATTTGGCGAACTAAAGAGGTGTTTATGGACGTCTTACAACACGTTGAGCATTTATTCACGAATGTTGTTTCGGTATTATCCCCAATTATCATAGCGTGGTTGGGGTACAAGCTACCGAAAAAATCAAAAGAGCAGACAGAGCAGATTATCTCTGAAGTTTCAGATGTCAAGAAACAAATCGAAGATGTCCAGACTACCGCTAGTGAGAGCAACAAGAAAATTAGTCAAATTCAAGACAAGCAGAAGCTGCATGATGACGCACATCAAGTCATCATGCGTATGCGTCTTGATAGAGATATTCGCAGGGCCATTCGTAGAGGTTTCACGAACAAGGACGAATGTTCAATAGTCGATAGCATGTATTCAAGCTACAAGGCTTTGGGCGGAAATGGGTTCATCGATAGGCTCTATGACAATTTTGGCAAGTTGCCATTCAAGGACGATGGTTTATTTGCTAAGGATAAGGAGGGCAATGATGGGTTGTAACAACCACAGAGTTAATACAACCAATTTGGCTCGAATTGATGGTGGCGACCTTATTAAACAAGGGGATTTGTCTTCTACTTTTGGGTTTGAGTTGTTAGACGAGAATTACCGTGTCATGACCTTGTTTGAAGGTCAAGATGCGGTTGTTACTCTAACAAAGGGACAACGAAGATGGAAGACAACTGCTCCCGTCACTAGCCATTCTGTCAATTTCAATTTAGACAGTATTCTACCAAGCGGTAAATATCGAGTGGAAATCTCGGCTGGAGGGTATGTCTTCCCAAGCGATAGAAATACTTATATTGAAATTGAAGACTCAGATAAAGAATTGGTCACAGAAGAAATCCACGCTTTAAAAGAGCTGGATATAGCAAAGGAAGTTGAAAAGCAACTTTCAGAAAAAACAGTAACAGATGGCGGAGTATGTCCGGAATTTCCTGATCTACTCTTCTTTTACAATCTTGGAAAGGTGTAAAAACAATGGAAAATACTACAAAATTAACAGCATTCGCACAAGCTGTCGGATCAGATATCAAGGAAGTTAAACAAAGCGTCAGCACTAAAGTAGAGACTTCAGCAATGACGCAAGCTATTTCGCAAGCAGTCACTCAAGTTAAATCAGAAGTTAAGGCTGAAATCTTGGGTGAGTCAGTACCTGAAAATCTGGATACTTTGAAAGAAATTGCAGAAAAAATCACGAGCATGGATCAAGATGCAAACGGCGCACTTCTTGGGAAAGTAACAGAAGTAAGCGGACGTGTAGACCAAATTGCTAATCTTGATTTAGTTGAGACTTACAATCAAGCGAAAGCGTGATATCTATGAATAACCTTGAAAATCTAGCTACGGAAATCGGTAAGGATATCAAGGATATCAAGACACGCTACGCCACTAAAGAGGAAATGCACGAAGCGACTGAGATTGACTATTCTCAGATTGTCACGCACGAAGAACTCGAAGAGAAGCATTATCTGACTGAACATCAGAACATTTCTCACTTAGCGACTAAAGCAGAGGTAGTCACGAAACTAGATAAGGTCGATTTTGATTTACTAAAACGTGACGCTGTCACACGCAGCGAGTTAGATAGTAAGCATTATCTGACAGAACATCAGAGTATTTCTCATTTAGCGACCAAAGAGGAAGTTTCAAAGAAATTAGATGATAATGTGTTTAAGAAAGTCGAACAGCTGTTAAAAGATGAGAATAAGATTGACGGCTCTGTTTGGCTTTGGGACAAGAATATGGGTTCCTTCAACTCAAATGGCTGGTTTAAATACAGGCCGATTTCCGTTGATAAAGGAGATAAGTTCTTCTTACTAAATATCCGAGGTGTATTTAGCTATGTTGTCTCAAAAGACGGAACACGATTATTAACTAAATTCTCTCAATCTGATTCTTTAGTCACTACTGACTATGTAGCTAGTGAAGATGCTATCCTTTACATCACATCGCAACCAAACGAAAATGCAAAAGTCTTTAACGCTTCTTTGAAAGAGTTAAGGAACGCAAACGTGGATTTTTCAAATCTTCCAAGCGATTATATCTCGTTGAAAATCCCCAAACTCTCACTAGACATTCAGCCAGAAGAACTGAGTTTCGTAGAAGTCGTGAAGCAAATCCTTGATGAGAAGACTTTCAAAGCTGGTAAAGCATGGTCTGGAAATGGTAACGGCACTTATGATGCTGATACCTGGGGAACTTATCCAGCAGTAAACTTAAAAGCTGGTATCACTTACGGATTGAAGAATATTCGTGGAGTGTTCACGCATTATTTTGATAAATCAGGAACTAAAATTTTTAGCTTCTCATCTAAAGATGAGATAATCACAAGGGATTTCATACCAAATGTCGACGGATACATCCTGATAACTCGGTTAATCACTGATAAACCGTCTAAAATTTTTCAAGGTGGCCTTGGAAGTGCTAGAAATCTTGATAATCTCGAATATGGAGCAAGTGCGATTACTCCCAATGTTCCATTTATCATCCCAGAGACCAACACTACCCAATTTGGGTCGAACATTACTGGGATAGATACAACTCAACAAACGACTGTGAATAATCTCAGTTATATGTCTCCTATTAAAAAATGGGAAAAGAGTCGTGGATTCATCGATACGATTAATGTGTACGTGAAGCAAGCTGGAACATACAATTTTGCCATCGGGAACATCGACCAGAATGACTTGATTGTATCTCCTCGAATTTTCCAAAAACAGTTGAGCACTGGATATAACACACTTGATGTTATCAATGAAGAGCATGAAATCTTCTATGGCGAACAATTGTTTTTTGAAGCACACGACAATACAGTCTATGCTGCAAGAGGAGAGCGTAACTTAATCCAAGACGCACAACACGTTACGAATAATGCAGGATATTCCGGAAAGATTATGTACGGAACAGATAATGCTATTCCGTTCAATTACAAGGTAGCTGACGAGAGTACGCGAGAAAAAGCCGAAATTTTGAAGCAGAAAGTTGATAAAATTGAACCGATTGTGTCTGGTTTGGAACTGTTTAAAAAAATGCCAATGATTACCAGTCCGAACGGGACTAAATTCCGTTTGTTAGTTGATAATAACGGCAATCTATCAACGGTTTCAAGCGTTCCTAATCGTGTAGCAATTTTTGGTAACTCAATCCTAAGCCATCCATGGCTTAAGGGCATGGGGATGGCTGCTAGTGCTCCAGACAAAGATTATTTCACTCTTGTTAAAAACTATATTATGTCTAAAAATCCTAGGGCAGTCGTAGAACGTGGGAATGGTGCGGACTGGGAATCTGACCCAAATAATCGACGTTCGACGTTCGATAGCAAAATGAAGAGGTCGTTAAGCAGTAATACGGATATTGTTATTTTGCAGTTTGGCGACAACCTCAACACTGACGAGAAACGCAAGAACCTTGAAACAGATATTCCTAACCTCGTCAATTGGATTAGGACGGCCTCACCGAAGGCCTTAATCTACTGGGTCGGTATCTACTACGCTTCACCAGATTTCGTTGAAAGAATCAAGCGTATCTGTAAGCCACTGGATGTTACATTCGTGGATATCTATCAGTATTCAAAAGATGCTAAGTATAAGTCCGAAATGGGCAAGGTGTTGAGACTTCCAGATGGCTCTAACTATACGATCACTAACGCAGGGGTGGCAAGTCACCCTGGAGATTTAGGACATAAAGCGATTGCTGATGAAATCATCAAGCATTTCTTATTCTAAAAAAGGAGAATTAAAACAATGATTAACTGGAAATTACGACTAAAAAATAAATTTTTCTGGCTGACTGCAATCCCAGCCTTCTTGCTTGTCTTGCAAGCT